CCCCCGTACGAGTAGGCCCGTTATACAAATGCCCACTTATCGCGCACTTAGCGTTATCTAGCGCTCGAACAGCCGATCGTAACAGCGTAACACCGTGCACCAGCGTTCAACTATTGTACGCGCGCACACTGGGCACGGCGTGTGCAATTACGCTCGGCATGCCTCGACCGCAGTCTGAGTCCGCCGCCGCCTGTCGCGCTGCGTTAGTCGGCTCGCGTGTAGTAGTTCGCGAGGGCGGTCGCCGTTGCGCCGGTGTCGTGATAGGAGTACGCCGGGCGGCGAATGACTCCCTGGCTGGGGCCCGACCCAAGCGGCGGCGGGACTGGCGAGCCAAGGATGCCGAGCCTATCGGTCGTTGGGTGCTGACGCCGGGCGCGATCGCGTGGCGTCATCGCGTGATTATCGCCTAATGGCACGCCGTGTGCAATTACGCGTGACATGGCCGACACAATGAGAGTGATTCTCCTTCGCGGGTACGCCGCTCAAATCTGGGCGCGGTACCCGAACGCCACGCAGGGCAGCGTCGAGCAGTCGATGGCTGAGCACGCCGACCGGATAGGCGCTACATATAGTGACCTTATGGCCGCCCGCGTGAATCTGTCCGAAGTGCGTGAGGACTCGCCGGTACCGCCGACGCTACGCACGGGCGAGACGCCCGCCGCTCGTAGGGGGACGGTGTGATGACTAGCCAAGAGGTGCGGGGTCGCTACGACCGGGCGCTGGATGCCGTGGTGCGCCGCATCGAGACTGGCGAGTGCTCCGCGTCATTCGGGGCGGCGGCTTTTTGCCTGGGGATGCAATATGTGGCAGACATAGCCATGGCGACGGTTGAGCCAGAGGTGCCTAATGCGACCTGATACGCCCCGGGTCACTCTACTGCGCGCACTGACCGCAACGCTATCGCGGGCGCGCGCGCAGCAGGCGGTACGCGCCGCCCGCACGTCTGGCGTGCGTGTGTGGGCCGCGCAGGCCGAGTGCATCGCGGCGGTGTTGGCGCGCCTGCCTATGGACCCGCGCGATGGCGATGACCTGCGCGTTGCGGTCGCGGGCGGCCGCGCGATCGTGCGCTGGCGCGATGAGATGCACTACGGCGCTACCGTGCTGGACGCATTGGCCCAGTTGGCGCAATGCCATTGTGATTTATTATGACACGCCACGCTCCTGATCCTGCAGTCCTAGAGTTTGCGCGCCAAGCGACTGAGAGTGGCGCGTCGCAAGTCGAAATCGCCGAAGTCGTCGGCGTGTCGAAGGGGACGGTCGCGCGTTGGCAAAAGGTGTACGGGTGGACGCCGCGGACGCCGATGCCCGCGGCACTCGCCGCCGCTACATTCGACGGTCCGCCCGTGGAAGAGCCGGAGCCCGAATGGTCCGACGATATGTTGGTCAACCAGAAAAATGATTACCGCCGACTAGTTATCCAGGCGTGCGCTGCCCGAAAGATGGGCAACTTCACGTCCGCACAACGCAGCATGCGAGATGCGGTAAACTTGGCCAACGACATTCAGCGCGCTGAACGCGCGCGGCAGGCAGGCACGGACGTGATCACGATACCGCGCGCGGAAGTTGATGCGATCCATGCGGACAATCGGGCCAAGATCGCGCGTATGCTCGAGCGGCCCCTATTGTGCGCTGAGTGCGGGCGACGGCTTTCGATTGAAGCTGTTGAAGGCGGCCTGAAGGTGAATAAATGATTCACCCGCTACAGTCCGATCCGCCCGCGCCCCCGCAACGCGTCCTGTAATTGCTTTTGCATGTCGCCGGCGCCGGCGACGTCTGCAGCAGGGTCAGTGTGCCGAGCATTCAGGCGTAAGCCTGCTAGCTCAGACACGGCCCAGACGTAGGCGTCGAGCCTATTGGGTGATTTGCTTCCGGGTTCCCAGGACAGCAGCTCAGTCTCTAGTCCATCAAGCACGCCGACATGATGTATTCGTCCGTGACTCGACAATGCGGCGGGCGCTTCGGCGCGATTTTCTTTTGACTCGCGAGACGTGACGGATCGCACGTAGATTACTCCAGGCGTGCGGCGCGGAAATGGTTGTTGGTCGTTGGTTAGTACTTCGACGCGAAGACCCACATGTTCCGCGTGTACCTTGATCAAATCGCGCGGCGTATCCCCCGCATGATTTCGCTCGTACACTATTCCGGACGCATCGTGGCGGCATCGGTCTACGGCGGCTTTCGCCCATTTTTCGGGTGCCTGGCGTCCGGATAGGTCTCTCAGGACGGCAATGTGCCCATCTCCAAATCGACCGGCAACGCATACGCCAGCTTCATCGGCATCGGGACCGTCGGATAATGATGGGTCGATCGCAACTATCACTACATCCATATTTGTTGGAGTTATCGATATGCGGTGGTCGTCTATCCACGCTTGCCGCCATAACGCGCCGGCAGATTCGGTGAACACCTCGCCCATGACTTCTTCGCGGTAGCGGCGCGAGCCCTTCGTGTAAAGTAACGCCTCGCGCCTGAAGTAGGAATCAGATAGTAGTGGATTATCGAACATGCATCCGCGGCGTATTACGTTTGCCGCGGGGTTCTGGTCGTTGCACGCTAAGAGATACTGTATTATTGGGTTTCGCCCTTTGCTTGTCGTATCCCACAGCAGCAGTCCTTGTCCTATTCGAGTAGCTGTTAGGATGTTCTGGAAGGCATCCCAGCGGGATGTCTCTTGCCAATCGACGATTTCAGTTGCCCAGCACGCGTCGAAGTTACCGGATCGCGAACGTCCTGGCGCAAGTGGCGTGAATGTTTCTGTCGTGACGCCATTGGGCCAGCGCACGCCGTCTCCATGCGGCTCCCCCTTGAACCACGGCGGGCTAAGCGCAATCAGGAAGGCGCTTTGCACTTCTTGGACGCGCTTCTCATTGGGGGCAATCAATGCGGGCGAGCGGCACTCGCCCGCTTGAACACGTCGATTTACTTCGGCCGCGATGGCGAACGAATTATGCGTTGGGATCATACCGATTCCGGCCAGATACATGTGATTCGGGCTGTCTACCGTAAGGCATCGCATTGGCTGTGCGGCTATGAGTTCGGCACGTACGATCATGCGGTGGTTGTTGCGGGCTGCTTGTTTTCCCGGCGAGGCGATTTGGTTGCGTTTACGTGCTAATCTGAAGTGCTCGGGCGCCGGGCGCCACGTCACGCGCCATTTCGGGCCACAATCTTTCCCGTACAATTTAGCCCGCCCTTCAGATTGGGTGGGCTTGGCGCCGAGGGAACGCAGCAGTTCCGTTACCGCATTGGATAGGGCTTCGTTAGTGTTGCAGAATTCAGCTTTCGATTTTTCAGCGCAGCCGTCCGAATCGAGTAATCCCTGGAGCAGCGCCAGTCGTTGCGTTCGGGACGCGCGTAAATACTGCGGCGGAACGTGTTTGCGCCCGAGTACACCCAAGTCGGACAGTTGGCGACGCCAATGTGTGGTGCAGGTGTTTCGCTTGCGCGGGATTGAGGCGTCTAACGGGTGACCTATAGCTAATTCAATACAGCCGCTGTGTGTGCAGTGCGCGACGGGCGAGTAACCGGCGGCCGCAAATGCTTCCGCGATCTCAACATCGGCGGTCGTTACATACTCGTTAGCGCTACTACCGTCTCCAAGCCAAATTCCCAGCAAGTAAGGATCAATGGGGAGGCCAACGTTGGGCAAGGATAGCGATTCGCATAGAGGTATGCAGTGGTTAGCGTCACGTCTCGCCCCGTACGAAATAGTATCAACTACGGCCTGAGTGGTTAGGGGCGTTTTGGCTGCCCAGTATTCAGGTAAGGCGGCGCCGCGTCGGTTGAACCATTTCCGTTCGTAATGGGTGAATGTGACCCATTGATGATTGGCGCAGGCGTCGATATGAATACCATCGCTGAATGTGAGCCGATAGCATTTCGCAGGGCGCGAATCGAACACGTTTGTGACGCGGCAAATGCGGCCACGTTCGTCAAACACTTGGTCTCCAACTTGGATGTTGCACAGTAGCGTCCAACCCTCAGGGGTAGGTATTAGAGTGTCAAGGGCTAGGGCTTTACCCCACCCGCGCCCGGCGAGAATACCGAACGATTCGATCGCGGTACGTGGAACGCGCTGCTCGGGCCGTAGCCATATATCGTAATCGTATGCAAGCACGGCGCGCTCACGTTCGTTGAACGCGTCGAGCCAATTCGGGTTAACGTGCGCGAGTGCGTTCGCTTTCGATGTCATGCGATGATAGGCTCCGGGGGCTCCGGGGGCGCCGCGGCTTGTTGTTCTTTTATATTAGCGTTGGCAACGTTCTGATTTTTCAATTGGTCGAGTGTCATATCATCACGTGCGTCCCCGAACGGCGGTAAGCCCGCGGACGCGCGCGCCTCGCGCCCGCGTACGACAACGTCATAAGACGTGGGCGCTAATACCAGTGTTGACGTGACCGTGTCGGCGGATGCCAGTGACGGCCGGGGCACTTTGAATTCGCGCGCGATGCGGTTGACGACATCTTGATCAACGGTCAATTTGTTCGCGCGCATGGCGGTTAGAGTGTCGAAGAACCGCCTATAGTTGTCTGCACGTTGCGCGAGCTTCGCAGATTCATCGGGATCAGGCAATTGGTAGCGAAGCCAGGGGGCGTAGCGCGAGTCACCGTCATTGATTGCGCACCATGGTTCGTAGACGCCTGTGCGTAATCCCATTTCGATCGCCGCGAAGTCGCCTTGCAAGCGCGTGGTCGCGACGCCGAACAGCATTGAGATGTCAACACCTGGTGCACCACCTTGCGCGCCGAGTGTTGCGTCGGTCCCCTGGTAGACGCGTGCCGCGGCCCGTTCGCGATTTGTGGTTAGCGTATCGAAGATCTGCCACGCGGTAGATCCGTTCGCAAGAAATTGTACAGTCGATCCGGGCGGAGCGATGCCGGCAGGCGTGTCGCCGTTTGCTAACGCAACCACTAGTTGCAAGAACGTTTGGGCTGTAGGCGTCAACGTGCCGTCGGCGTTGTTGATCGCCGTGCCTTCGCGCAGCATACCAAGAATTTTAGCTAAGCCATGCGCGCGCGTTGCGCCGTTCCAATCTGCTAGGCCTTCTGCGTGAGCCGCCCAGATGAGCGCGCCTGCCAAGACGCACGCATCTTTGGTCCAAGGTTGCCACGCAAATTTGCGGTAAACGGTCCAGCGTCCGTCGCCGTGATGTATGTCGACGCGTGATGCATCTTTGGTGCGCGTGTACATCACCTCGCGCGACGCATCCCAGCGCACGCATTCGAGAGGCCATTCGCGATGGCGGAATGCGATTGAGGTTCCGTCGGCGTTCACTTCGCGGTCGTTGTAGCCAATGGCGATACCATGATCGACTAGCGTTCCGTGAATGTCACCAATGACATCACGTGGGACGAACACCATGTTAGCAGCACGCGCCGCCGCGCGTTCGCCGCGCGCGCCTTCGGCGGGTGTTAGCTTGGCTTCAATTGCTACTTGAGGTGCCAGGCGATTCGACCGCGCGGTAAAGATCGCGTCGTCGGCGCGCATCGACTTAGCCAATTGTACTGGTAGGTCGAAGTAGCCCATCATTTGGTCGTCGCGCGCAGCGCGTATGCGTTGCAAGTCCCATGAATACACGCTGCGCCGTGCGACTGGTGGTGCGAGCGGTTGCAAATCACCCTTGAATTCATCGGCTTTTCGCACGCGCGGAGCTATGCGCGCAAGCTTTTCTAAGGACGACGTGTCTACGGGCTTACCAGCTAGCACTTTTCGCAGTGTTATTGCGTGAACGTGTGATTCGCGAATCACTTCGCTAAGTGATTTCGAGGCGATCGCAACTCGGATATTTTCTATCGCTTCAGGCGTAGGTGTTTTTGTCGTGCGGGTTGCCATGCATCACATTTTGGCTTGACGTCACGTTAGGGTCAAGTCACAGTTGAGTCGAAAATGCTTGATAACAAGCACGTTACGCTAACGTAACTATAAGGTGAATCCCTTGCCTAAGCAACGTGTAGCATTATCAGCCGCGATCGAAGTAAGCGCCGAAGGCGCTTTGCCGACGCGGGTCCGCTTGTTGCGCGAGGGGTGGAACGACACCTATAAGGGTAAGTTCCTTTTTGACGAGCAGGCGGCCGCAGATACGTTGGCCGCATTCGCAGCAAGTGGCGTCGATTTGATGATCGACCTGAACCATGACTCACTTGATGATGCCGCGCTTGCAAATCGCGAAGATGCGGGTGACGCTCGCGGCTGGGGGAAACTCGCGGTATTTGATGGTGAATTGTGGGTCGACGGCATCACTTGGACGCCCGATGGCGCCGAGCGGCTGACATCGAAAAAACAGCGGTACGTTAGCCCCGTGATGTTGTTCGACACTGAAACGCGCCGCGTGCGCGAAATCGTCAATGTAGCAATCTGCGCGTTGCCCGCGACTAAAGATGCAATGCCGCTTGTCGCGGCCAGTCGTCGCGCGTTCGACTCGCGAATCATGCGTCTGTCGGTGTCGTTGAGCGATATAGAATACGCGTTGCAGGCACTAGTACCGCAAGACGGAATGTCTGATTGCGGCGCATGGGTCCGCGATGTGTTTGATGATTGTTTCGTGTACGAATACAAGGGCGCCTTGTGGCGCGTCGCGTATACGTACGCTGAAGGTAAGGCGGCTATAACCGGCGCGCCCGAGCAAGTTAAGACGGCATACGTGCCGATAGTGAAACCGACTGTTGCGACTATGTCGCGGGTATTGGCGACGCTTGCGCGCGCCTACAAGGAGCGAGGATTAGCCAATGGATCCTAAACTGGTACAACAAGTTATCGATGCTTTGGTCGCCGGCGATGGCGCCGCGGCGTTGAAGCTTCTCGAAGCGTTGCTCACGCAAGCAGCCGGCGGTGAAGTATCATCGTCTGATGGCGCAGCAACCGATCCGACAGCTACGTCCGCTGATGGCGCCGCGGCTGCGAAGAAAGATCCGGCAGTTGCAGCTATGTCGCTGATCGGAACGCTTGTCGGTAAGGCTAGCGAGGGCGAAATCGTCGCCGCCGTGCGCACGCTGGCGCAGTCGCATCAGTCGTCTGCGGACGCGCAAGCCGCGCTTGACCGCACGTCACGGATCGAATTGGTTGGGCAGCTCGTGAAGCTTGGTGTCGAGTATCCTTCGACGGCCTGGGCAGGTAAACCGGAGGACCACGTACCCGCGGCTCACTTGTCGGCGGAGCCTCTAGATGGCTTGCGTGCCCGCGTCGCTAAGTTGTCGGCGTTGCGCGCGCCTGAAGGCAATGCACATCCCGAGGCTACTACCGAATTGTCGGCGGACGAACAAGCCGCGGCCGACAAGATCAAAGATCCGGGACACAAGGAACGTTTTATTGCTGCCCGGCTATCACGTCATGCAGCTCGGAGGGCAAGCTAATGGTCGCAACAGTACCTACTATGCGAGATTTCGCCGGATTGATTCCCGCTAAGGGCTCCCTGCCCATCGCCGCGAACACTCTGATTTTGCGCAAGACGTTAGTCTATATCGATTCGTCGGGGCAAGCTGACGATACCGCAACGGTTGGCAACGTTTATGGCGTAGCATCGAGTACGGTGGATAATCGCTCGACTGCCCCTAGTGGTGGAGCCGCTGGCGCTGAGGATATCGACGTTGAATTCGGGATGTTCGAATTCGCATATACTGGGGGCGTCCCAACGATCGGACAAGTTTTATTCGGCGTTGACAACAACACCGTAAGCACCAGTTCAGCTGGCGGTACGCTCGGGATTGCAGGCTATTGCACCGAGGTCAACGCTACCGCGGCGCGTTGTTTCGTGTTGGTCGGGCCGACGATTGTTGCGCAGATCATACTTGCGGCCGATGTTGCCTCAGATCTCGCGTTAGCTGAGGCTGCTATTGACGCACTCGAGGCTAATGCGATAACCGCGCAAGCGTGTATTCCCGTTCCGGTAACGTCGTTTCTGGCTGACGGGCTCCTTCTTGAGAATTTCGTTGATGGAACCAAGAACGGGGTTGCGCTGGTTGACAGCGAGTGTGTAGGATTCAGGTGGAATCCAGTCGGTCAGGATACTACGACACTGTCCACGAGTGTAGCGCTTCCCCAAGATTTGGACGACGCGGCCGCGGTCGTGATCCATGCGCTGGTATTTCGGGTCGGGTCGTCGGATACGACGGCCGTGATTGCCGGCGCCGGATATTTCCAGACGGTCGGCGCGGCGCATACGGCGGACGATGATTGCATTACCGTGGATACCGCGGCTATTGCGGCGGCTACTACCGTTGTGCAAGAAGTTACGTTGACGATTGCCGCGGCGGATGTTCCGCCGGCGCCGTGTTCGCTAACGTTTACTCTGACGCCCAGTTCGGCGCTTGACGCCGATGACTTGGTCGTCACGTCCGTTTGGATTGAATACACCCGCAAAGTGCTGGCGGCGTAAGGAAATAGGACAATGTCTACACCCTTCAATCTAGTTTCTCGCGACGCACAACAGGCTCTTACCGAGTTTTCGATGGCATTTGACCAGGCGCTAACCGTCAAGGATGCGACGCCATGGGCGACCGTGTATGGCCTGGCCAACACCAGCAAAGCGATCAGGACGACCTATCCTATTCCCGTGTCCGCCGCCGGATACAAGGAATGCAAGGGTGACGACAAGTTGCGAGACCTGTTCGAGAAGTCGCTAAGTATGACCACTAAAAAGTGGTACGACGGCGTGGCGGCGCTGGCCTCCGTAATAGAAGCTCCCGACTTTATTGGCTGGGGAACAGAGCCACAACGCATAGCGAAGGAACGCACGCGCCTGCCAAACAAGTTGGTTGCCGCGATGTTGCACACGAATCCTTTGCTCGACTTGTACAAGGTCGAGTTGCCTAGTGGTACGGTAGCATCAACGGTGCATTTGTTCGACGACGCGCATCCAGTGAACGTGGTAGACGATAGCTTCAGAACGTTCGACAACAATCACGCCGTAACATTGCATACGGCTGCGCTGAACGCCGATATTTCGGCGTGGGTTTCGGTCGTCAAGACGCGGTTTGCGGCCAAGAAAGGCCCCAACGGCGAGTTGATGGGGCTTCAGTTCAATACGCTGTTCGTTCCGCCGGCGCTTGCGGAAGTGTTCAAATCGTTCTTCGAATCGGACACTTTGGTGATTACCGTGGCGAATGCAGCGGGCACCGAAAATGTCGGCGGCGTTCCCACGAATAACCGGCACAAGGGCACGGTCAATCTGGTTGTGCTCGACGAATTGATCGATACCAATATGGTGTATCCGTTCGACGCGAACGCCGGGATACCCGCGTGGATTGTGCAAGACGCCGGCTCACCTGAAGAGATTCGGTTCGACAAGGATTCAGATTTCTACAAGAACACGTACAAGGTTGGCGTGAAATACCTTGATGAGGTTGGCGTCGGTGCTGCGCTTCCGCACGCAATCGAACGTGTAACGGTCACTATCGCATAACGATTGTTTGCGCCTTCTGGCGCGAAGGGTTCGCTTTGGACTATTGTGCTGAATCAGACCTATATCAGTTCGGCGTGCCGCGAGGGCGCACGCCGAATCCGGGTCGTTTAGCGGCTGGCGCAAACATCGCAACGAATGCGATCGAATTGGATGATCACTGCTTTAGCGCCGGCGATGTGGTCACGTTCCGCGCGGAAGCGGGCGGAGTTCTTCCGTCGCCTTTGGCCGAAGGCGTGCAATACGCCGTCGAGCCGTTGACGGATGCCGCGTTTCGTGTGCTCGCGCCGATCACGGGCGGTCCGATCGATATCGCGACGGTCGGCTCGGGCGTCATCGTGATCGCTCCCTTGTCGAAGGGCGCCGCAATCTCATGGGCATCCGGTATTATTGACGATATGGTTCCGGCGCACGTGTTGCCGCTAGCCGCGTCGCTCGCTACTGTGCCGCCGATTGTACGCATGACGTGCGCGGAACTTGCCGCGGGCAAGTTGGTTGGTTTTGGCGGCCCAGTGCCTAAGACGCTGGGCGACGCAATCGATGCCGCCCAAAAGCGGATCGATCGCTGGTCGAAGGGCGTAGCGATTCGTGGTACGAATGCGCCGGCGGCGGCCGACTTATCGCAGTCAACAGTGATTGCGCCCGACGATGCGCGGGGCTGGGCACGTTACGGAGGAATCACCTAATGGCTGGCGGCGTCAAAGGCAATCAAGCGCTTGCGCAATTGAAGCGCGACCTAGCCGCTATGCCCGTGTCGATGGCGCACGACGTCGCGCGCCAAGTCGCGCCCGTGCTTACGATGCTAGCGCAACAGTCTTTTGACGCGGGCGTAAACGTGTACGACGACGCTAGACCGGTCGGCGTGCGGGGGCAGTCGTTGTCGCTCGTGAGGTCGGGCGCAACGCGTCGCACGGTACGGTTCGTCGCTAACGGGACGATCGTTCGTTGCGTGTTGCCGACGAAATACGCGAAGTACCTGATCGGGAAGTACGGCATTTTGCCGAACGGAAAACCGCCCATTAGGTGGACGCGTTCGATTGACACGATCGCGGCAAGTGCTTGGCGCGCCCGCGCGGCGCAAGCCGGGGCGGCGGCATGATTTACGCGATGGCTAAGGATATTGCGACGGGCCTGCACACACGTAAATGGCCGGTCGCGGTCGAGTACGCCGGCGCGCGTATCACGCACGGCAACGAATCATTGCGTGTGTGCTTTGAGCGCGATTGCGAATCGGGCGACGGCGTCGGCCCCGTGCGCGGCGAACAGCGTAATCCGCGCAAGCAAGCGGCTCGCACGCTAGGCGTCATTGCTACGGTGTTCGTCCAGTCGCCAAAGGACGGCGCGCGGCGTAACGAACACGAGCATTTATGCGACGACTTGGTCGACGCGCTTATTTGCGAGATCGGCAACTGGGGCACAGTGTCTAAAGCCGGTGACATACCATTCACCGAATCGCGGTACTTGCTGCCGGAAGAAATGGCTAACGAGTATTCCTGTTCCACGGGCGTGATCTATCGCCTGCGCTTTCACGTATCGCGCGGTGTATTTACACGCGATTTTGATGGATCGGCTTTAGGCGAAGCTACGCCGGCGATCACTACTATTACAACGAAAGTTTCGCCTGATGGCGAGACGTGGGAAACGGCGGACTAATGGCAACACTTCCTAGTGCGAATACTCAAGTAGTCGATGCGGCGGTCGCCGTCGCGGGCGGAACGGATATCATTTGTGTGTGGGCGCCCGTGCCGCAGAACGCTGATTGCACGCCGCGCCAGTTTGGCGACGCCGCTGCGATCTATGCGTTGCACGGTTACTCTGAAGGCGTTGAATATTCGGCGCTACATGCGGATCAAACGCGCAAGCCGATCCTGTTTTGCGGCCTACCGATCGCGGAAGTTGGCGAAGTAACTCGCGAGGATACTACCGGCAATACCGGCACTTGTGGTACTGCGATCGTTCCGGGCGGGTCGGGCATCTTAGCAGAACATGACGGGCTGTTGGCGGTCAAGCGCGGCGGCACGGTCGGTACGTCGCAAATCATATTGGCGCTTAGCCTTGACGGCGGGCGTACTACGAAAGACATTCGCCTTGGCACGGGCACGTCGTACGCTGATCCGTATCACGGCTTCACGATCACGCTCGAAAGCGGCGGCACACTGGTAGCCGACGACATCGTACATACCTGGCACGGTACTGCGCCGCGATCCGACGCGGCGGGCTGGGTTACGGCGCGCGCTGAACTTGCTAAGAGGCTCAAGTTTTTCCGGTCGATTCTGCTCGTCGGTGATCTCAATACTGGCGTCGAAGCCGCGGCGTATCTCGCCGAACTGAATGGTTACAAGACTGCCAACGACCGATCCATATATGGCCGTTGTTCGATTAAAGACCGATTGCCGCAAGCGTCGCTGGTGAAGCGCACTGTTGCGATGACTGGCAATCCGAATGTCACATTCGCTGAAGTCAGCACGACGGGGGACACGATTACACGTGCCGCGGGGTCTTGGTTTGACGATGGTTTTGCGGTTGGCATGACGTTCGCGGTTACCGGATCGGTAAGCAACAACGTTACCGGAGTGATCGCGAATTTGTCCGCAACCGTAATGACGTTGGGCTCAACGGATCTAGTTAACGAAGGCCCTGTAGGCAATATTATGATCATAGGCCACACTACGATTACGTTCGCCGAAGTCAGCACAACGGGCGATACTGTGTCGAGGTCCGACGGATCGTGGCTAGCGGATGGTTTCCGCAAGGGCGACACTGTCACGTTCGGCGCGACGAGTAATGGCAATGACGTTACGGGTGCGATCGCGAACCTTACCGCAACGCTGTTGACTTTCGGTGCGACTGATCTCGTTAATGAGATTTCGACGGCGGCAACGTGTGTAACTGGCGCGACCAAAGCTGTGTGGATGTCGGAAAACGAAGACGAATTCGAAGGCATCGACGACGAATGGCGGATCGATATATCCGCCGGTCGCAAATGGGATAAGTCCGGGTGGACTAATTGGCAGCGCCGTATCCCCGCTTCGTGGGCCGCGTCGATTCGCGAGTATCAGCACGACTTGCATATCCCGACGTGGCAGAAGAAACTCGGTCCGACCGGCGGCAGCCTCGAAGATCTCGACGGAGACATCGTTGAATGGGACGACCGCGCCGATGGCGGCGCCGGTAGTGCGGCACGTTTTACAACGTTTCGCACTTGGGCAAATGGTCCGTCGGGTCCTTTCATCGCGCTGTCACTGACGCGCGCCAGCGATTCGTCGCTGCTATCGCGTACGCATAACGTTGCCGTCGTGTGCCTGGCCGAGAATACTTGCCAGCTCGCGACGGAAGCCGCGGTCGGCTTGTCGTTGGTTCTAAACGATGACGGCACCGCCACAAGCGATTCGCTTGGAGTCATCCAACAGGACGTTAACGCGGCGCTTGAATTAGCGCTTTTGAAGCCCGGCATCGAAGGCCCGCGTTGTTCCAAGGCCGCGTGGACGCCTAGCAAGACGGACGTCCTAAACGTCGCAGAAGCTGAATTGACCGGCGAGCTATCGCTGAATTTGAACGGTACGATCCATAAAGTTTCAACACGAATTCGTGTTATGTCCGGAGGTCAGGCGTAATGGGAACTAGACCCGCAAATAACGATTATCCTGTGCTCGACGGGATCTCGCCTTCGTGGGCGGACGTGGTAGTACGGCTCTCGGCAGAAGGCTCACCGATCTTGGAGTGTAAGGACATTAAGTCGATCAACACGAATCGAAGCGTTGATCTTGGCGAGCAAAAAGCCGGAGGTCGCGTGAAGAAACGCACCGCGGGTGATGGCAAGCAGGACGCGTCAATGACCGTCTACTATGATAGTTACTTGAAATTGATGCGTGCGCTGAAGGCTAGTCCAAAGTGTCCGCGCCGCGGCAATATAGCGCTTGTGCGATATGTGCATTTCGGGATCAATTATGCCTATACGCCCGTTGGTTCCGACGAAATATTCGAGCGCCGGATCAAGGGTTGCTGCGTGATTAGCGATCCGATCAACGGGTCCGAGGGTACGGACGCGACGACTGTTGACTTAGGACTTAGCGCCATCGAGATCACTCAAGTGATCGATGGCGAGGAAGTAGCACTGATATGATCGAATCCAACGATACACCCGCAGTTGAATTGACGCCGTTGCAAAAAGCTGAGGCCAAGCGCGCGGCGCGCAAGGTAGAGCTGAAAGCGCTTTACGACGCGCAACGCGCGATCGACATCGAGGCGCTATTCGAGATCGAAACCGAACTAGGCGAGGCTAACGTTTCGTATGTGGACGTCCCCCACACGCCCGGCATGGTGACGTTGTCCGCGGTTCGATGTCCGGCAAAGCTCGAGTTCAAACGCTACCAGGACCGGATCAAGAACAACCCCAAAGACACGAGCGGCCCCGCTGAAGAGCTTGGTAGTACGTGCCTGGTGTACCCCAAAGGCGACGCGCGTGACGCCTTGCTTGCTGCCCGTCCTGGGCTGCTAGTCGAGCAAGGTGTACTCGCCATGACACTCTCGACGGGCAGGATTGCCGACGAGGGAAAAGCCTAGCGGGGGCGGTGCGAGCGATGCGAACGCAGCCCGGGCGATTCGCCTCCGCGCTCCTTGATTGGTCCGGGCAAGATGATCCGAGTGTTGAGGTTCAAGCGGTCGCCGTTCGCGTGGCCGTAGCGTTGTTGGCTATGACGGGAGACACCAAGCCGTGAGTTCGCCCAATCAAGCTCAGTACGCGATCGACATCGCCGCCCGCATGACGGGCGCGACGTATACGTCCGCGCAGCTTGATGAGTTGACGGCCACGCTTTCCGGAGCGGGCCGCAATGCTGAGCACTTCGAACTTGCGATTCAGAAAGTGTCGGGCGAACTTGAGGTTGCAAAGGCGGCCGCGTCGGCCGCGAATAGCGCGCTCGGGCTCGGTACTGACGAATACAAGCAGCTTGAACGCGCAGCGCTGAATGCGTCGAAGGCGGCAGAGCGCGCAGCGCTCAAAAATAAGGGCGTCGTGCCCGACAGTTTACAGGCGAAGGTTACGGCTGCGAACGCGGCGTTGTCGTCGCAAGCTAACGTGCTACGCGGGTTAGAAGGTGCTGCGAAGGGTGCCGCCACCAAAGAAGCGGATCTCGCGCGGTCGCTCGGTAACGTGCGCGTTATGTCCGATCATGTGGACAAGGCGATGCTGCGAGGGATCAAGGACGGCGCCCGCGAAGACTCCGCCTTGAAAATGATGAACGGAACCCTGGGTGGCTTGTGGGATAAGTTAGGCGAGCCGATCGACGGCTTCGATCGCTTATCTGTCACGATGGGCAAGTCGAGGGCCGCGGCGGTTTTGTGTGGCATGGGGCTGGCATCGCTAATTATGATCGCGTTCGCGGTGGCAGCTGCCGTTGCGTTGGTTTCGGTAGCCGTTACGTTGGTAGCGATCAAGCTCGCCGATTCAGCGCGATCGGCGGGTCTTACGCGCGAAGCATTCGCAGCGCTTAGCCCCGCTATGGCTACCGCGCAGCAACACTTCGACGCGATCACGGCTTCGACGGGCCTCAATGACGAGCGTTTGCGTGGGTTGACTAAGTCACTTATTTCCGCGCGCGTCGCTACAGCTCAATTGCCCTCGGCCTTGAACGCGGCGGCACTTGCCGAAGCGGCGCTTGGCCAAGGCGGCGCGCAGCAATTTATCGATCAGCTTGCCGCCGGCACTTTGACTGTCGATAAATTCGCGTCCACCGTGCAAGATAAGTTCGGCAACATTGTTGCTCGTCGAATGCTCGGGCTTGAAGTGCAAGGCGCGCGCTTGAGGTACAATTTTGCGGCCGTGTTCGGCAGCCTCGATATCGAGCCCGCGTTGCAAGGATTGTCGCGGCTCGTAGGATTGCTCGACAAGGATTCGGCGTCGGGGCAATCATTGAAGATTCTATTCGGCGCGATTTTTCAGCCTTTCATAAACCAAGCGGATAACGCTTCGGTTTCGGTGGAAGCGTTCGTGCTGGGTCTTGAAATCGGGCTCATGAAGATCTACCTGGCGTCGCGCCCGACCTTGGACGCGATCGGGGAATTTGCCAAGACGTTGCTTGGCATTGACTCATCGTCGCTTACTACGTGGAAAGAACGCGGCGAGGCTCTCGCAGGCGTCATCGTATCGGTCGCGAAATGGGCGGCGGTATTGTTCGGTGGTCTCATTGCGCTGGGTGTCGTTATCGGTATCGCAGTAACCGCGGTGTTTGCCTTGGTGGGGGCCCTCGCGGCACTTGTTGTTGGAATTGGATTCGCGATCGGATACGGAATAGGCCTGCTTTTGGACGCGCTGAAATGGGCCGGCGAAGCGTGCGGAAATTTCGTTTACAACGTGGTCCAAGCGGTCGTTGCAGTTCCTGCTGCATTTGTCGCTATGGGTGCCAAAGTAGTTGGTTGGTTTCAGTCGTTCTCTCTCGCAGACTTAGGCCTTCAGTTGATCACTGGATTAGTTGCCGGCATCGCGAGCGGAGCCGGAGCAGTAGTGGGCGCGGTTCAGAATGCGGTGCAAGGCGCAATCAATAAAGCCAAGTCATTGTTAGGCATCGCATCGCCGTCTAAAGTGTTCGCGATGATCGGCCAACGCACAAGCGAAGGGTTCGCTGAAGGCGTTGACGACGGCGCACCCGACGCTACGTCCGCCATGTCGTCACTCGTGTCGCCTCCAACGTCGGCGCTTAGCGCGTTTGACGCGTTGTCGGGTAATTTCGGGGCGCCCGCGTTGGCGCCCGCGTCGGCGCCGGCACCCGCGACGCCCGGTGGTGGGGGCGCGTCAATCAATCTTTCGGGGGCCACGATCGCATTCAACGGTGTAGCGGACGCACCGACGGGTATCAAGCAATTTGGTGACCTACTTACGCAGGCACTCGAAGGCGACGCGGCAATGCTTGGAGCGGCGGTGGTTTATGGGTGAGCCAAATCCCACTGAGTTTCCCGAGCTATTTAGTTGCTTGTGGTTGGACGGCGTGCAGTCGCCCGGCACGGTCACGCTTTCGGGCCACGACCGTAACAAGGATTGGGACATTCAAGCGGCAAAGGGTAGCACGGGCGCCAGCACTAAGCTGAACGGCGATCCGATCGGGCAATTTCAAGCATCGTTTTTTCTATCGAAAGATGGCACGGATGAAGAAGACCTAGATGACTTCACGCGTTGGGAAGATTTCCAGCGCGTAATTGAACGATCAACGAACGGCCCGAAGCCGGTCGCCTTGACGATATTTCATCCAGATTTACTGCGCAACAATATCACCGACGTTGTGAGCGGGGGCGTTGGCGGCTTCGCGTGGGATGGCAAGGGCGGTGCTATTGTGCAAGTGAAGTTTTTAGAGTACAAGCCCCCGAAACCAAAGGCGACTGCGGGCGCGAAGGCGAAGCCCGCAACGCGAACCGGCGTTACTACGGTCGAGAAAACCGACCCGAACGCGAGGGCTAAGGCCGAGCTTGCAGGGCTCGTAGAGGAGGCTAAGCGGCCATGACGTACCCGAACACGTTGGAACATTCGGACGCAATCGTGGCGTCGCCAGTCGTGGGCGTGGGCCACTACACCCGCGTGGAAATTCGCGGCCGTAAGGTTCAGTCGGCTAATTACGCGAAAGCCACGTGGCTGCAAGTGTTTGAGTCGGGCGTTGTACGGTATCGCGCGTTGCGTAGCGACCGCGGGTGGATGGTCGCACCATGAGCATCGCATCGCTCAATGGCCACATAATCACGCGCGCTCGCGTGCAAGTGCCCGCTTGGGGCATTTGGTGGATTGATTGCGACCTTGCCGACGAAACTGATCTTTCGGGAACGGTCACATGCGCAATCGCAGATAAGACATTTCACGGCGTTGTGATGTCGGGCGGATCATCGCCCGGCAAATCAGCATACAGGATTATCGGGGGTCGCGGCGGTTGGCATCATAGTGTGATTGCCAAGGCATTTATTGATGATGCTGGCGTGAAGGTGTCAACCGTCGCTGCCGATCTAGCGCGTATCGTTGGTGAAGATATCGCTGACGTTCCGGCTACACGTCGTGGCCCGCACTACGCGCGACAAGCCGGCCTTGCGTCGCTTGCGATGCACGAGCTAGCTCCACGATCGTGGTACGTGGATTTCGATGGCGTTACACACTTCGGCGCGCGTCCATCGGTCGCCTACGCGGGCACGGCACCGCGCGTCGAATTCGATCGCGCGATCGGCGTAGCCGCGTACGCAACCGAAGAGATCGGCGCGCTCGTGCCCGGCGTTGTCGTGCCCGGCCTGATCGCGGCGACCGACGTCGAATACGAATTGGATGCGAAGCGCCTTACGGTTCGTGTATATTCGAACGCTCCGACAACGCGACGGCTGGACGCTTTGCGCCGCATATTTGATGCGTTAGATCCGCGGCGTGTTTATCGCGGAACGTTCGAATTTCGTGTCGTCACGCAAGACGGCGAGCGGCTAAATTTACAGCCGGTCCGCGTGTCGTCGGGGCTTAGCGATCTTCCGCTGGTGCCCGTGCGTTTGTCGCCGGGCGTTCGCGCGAAGCATCAATTGGGGTCGATCGTACTCGTCGCGTTTGCCGACGGAGACCCGTCGCGCCCGCAAGTCGTGTCGGGCGACGCTGCCGATGCGCCTGGTTGGATGCCGGACGAGTTAGATTTTGGCCCGTTGCCGCGCCTAGGCGTCGCGCGCGAAACGGATCCGGTAACCTGCGGTGCGTTCGTAGGCACGATCAACCCCAACGCATCGCGAGTAAAGGCAGGTAAATAATGCCGCTAACAGGATCTTCTGCCACGTTGAAAACCGCATTGCGCGCGGCATTGCTTGCGGCTGATTGTGGCGTTGGCGACAATGCTGCGCTGACTCGCATGTGTGACGCGATTGCTACGACTGTGCTTGACCATATTGTTTCGAATGCGGTAGTAAATTCTCTTGGTCTCATTGCTCCGCCCGGCACTGCTGGCGGACCAGTAACGGGGGCTACGACGTTGTCATGAGCGCGGGATACGGCGCAGATACGTATTGCCTAGGCGCGTTGCGTCCAGGGCGAGTCGTGTCGGGCAAGATGCTATTGGCGCAGGCAGCCTATCGTAGGCTCACTACGCCCCGCGGAACGTGCCGCGACGGCGACTCTGGTACTGTGTACGGCATCGACCTAGCGGACTACATAGGGGAGATTGGCGACAAGGCATCCGTCGTTATGCTCCCTGCGGCGGCTCGCGCCGAGCTGTGTAAAGACGATCGTTTCGCGTCGGTTACGGTGCGGTCGGTTCCCACGTTTTTGACGAACGGTGACGTCGAGATCGAAATGGAGGTCGATATTGAGCCCGCCGACGGCTCCGAAGATTTTATGTTCACGCTTACGGCGTCGCGCGCCGGTGTCGCCTTTGGAGGTGTGTCTTGACGACTGTGCAAGATATGATTGCGCTTACGACGCAAGACGAATATTTGGCTGCCGGCTTGGCCGCAGCCGATGGCGAAGGCCTTGAAACAACATCATGGCGCACCGGCGATCCGACGCGAACACTTTTCGTGGCGCTTGCCGAAGCGCTAGCAACGAAAGACCAACGGCTTGCCGAGTTTGTAAGAGGCGGAATCCTATCGCTAGCAGAAGGTGACTGGCTCGACATCCTGTCTGCGGAAGTGTACGGAGTAGATCCAGTGCAAGCCACGTCGGCTACGCCGACGCTCAGCCTTATGAATAACGGTGGCGGCTATTACGTAATTGACGCGGGTGACTTGACCGCCAAGTGTTCCGTGACGGGTAAGACGTATCACAACACGAGTGGCCCGCACTCGTTAGCTGGACTTGGAACGACCGCTACGCTCACCATGGTAGCCGACGAACCCGGCACGGCATCGAGCGTTGGTACTGATGAGATCGACGCGCTGGTGACTACGTTTCTTGGGTTAGCGATTACGGGCTCGACGGCATCGAATGGAACCGATAAACAGGGCGAAGCGTCGATCAAAGACCAGTGCTTGGCCACACTTGGCGCGTTATCGCCAAATGGCCCACCTGATGCGTATGAATATGTCTGTTGCAATTCCGCGCTTACCGGTAACACTGAGATCACGCGGGCGAAAAGCTACGGGGATAGCGATACGGGCGACACGATCGTGTATGTTGCAGGACCCGCAGGCGCGGTGTCCGGCCCAGCATTAGCGGCGGCCGAAGCCGCGTGCGAACAGTGGGCTACTCCGTTGTGTATTACGCTTTACGTAGTGAACGCTACGGCTGCGCCGCAGATTGTAGCCGCTACCGTCGGTGGAACCGGTTTGCCGAGCGACTATGTATCGCTTGCGCAAGCCGTTGTTGCGGGCATAATTAGCGCGGCTCCGATTGGGGGGCTCTTGTCGCGGTCGGCGTATATCGCCGCGTTGCATGCGCTAGCGGCGGGCGCTGGCGCGCAGAATGTTACGGTTGATTTGACGTCGCCCGCTACCGATGTGCAGCTGGCATCAAGCGCGATGGCTATCGTGGGATCGGTGACCATTGGCTAGATCTTTCGCGTCCGTTCTACCGACGTTGGTCCCGCCGTGGTTATCGGCGGATGATGGCGGTAAAGTGCTAGGCGCACTCGCTTCGATGCTGGACTCTGTTGACGGGCGCGCGCGCTTAGGTCTGCTGATGCGGTTTCCGAGCTATGCGCATTTAGTCGTCGGCGCATTAGACCAGATCGGCGTGTCACGCGGGATTCGGCGCGGCCGCAATGAGACGGATGAACATTACGCCGCGCGTCTATTGCGGTGGCGGTATCCGCTGGCGCACCGCGTGCGTGGGTCTGCCTTCGCGTTGCTCGAACAGATTTATGAATACTTCGGTGGATTGAAGTGCCTCACGGTGACCCGCAGGGGTAATCAGCATGTTATGTTTCACGATGGGTCCACGATGTTTGGTTGGGGCGTGGCGTGGCACTGGGATAGCGCGCCGGAATATCCGCGGTGGGCACGCTTTTGGATCGTGTTGTACGCGCAGGAAATAGCATCCGAGACGCCTGATTGGGGTGACGCGGATCTGTATGGCGGCGCTTGGGGAACGCCTGGCTACGCGCTAGGGCAGGTCGGCATATCGCCGCGCGATGTGCAAGCTATCCGCGATCTCGTGCCTGCGTCTGGAATGTCGTGGAAACCTGCGGGCACGATGCCGGAATGGGTGACCGTATCGTGGGATGATACGGATCCTATACCTAACGCATCCTGGGAACATTGGTCAGAGCAAGATGGGTCGCACGTGCAGCGCGCGACGCGGAACGCGGCCTATCGCTATTGGTCATTGAAACCCGCGCTGAATAATAGTTATGCGGGTAATCCCAACAATTTTGCCGGGGCGTCTGATATGCCCGGTGGTGGAACATACGCCGGAGATCCGGCGTACGCTCCGCCTTTCATACTACTATTACCTGGTGGCGAAACGTACGACGACAATCCGGGCAACTTCGCTTCAACCGTTCAGCTTCCCGATGATGGATCGCAGATATGACCGTAACCGCCTCAAGCATAAATACTCCGCTAGAAGCCCTACTAGACCGCACTGCGTGTCTTGTTCCGTACGTCGCTGTGCTGACGTCAAACGGAACGTGGACGAAGCCGGCGCACGCGTTGTGGGTTGAAATGTTTTTGCATAACGCCGGTCAAAATGGCGCGTCTGGCACTTCGTCGGGCGGCGGTGGTGGCGGAGCCGCTGGAACACGCATGCGCCGCTTGTTTCCCGCGGCCGTCGTGCCCGCGTCATTGGCTGTCACCGTACCGGCCACTGTAGCCACGCGTGCTAGCGCGATAAACGGGGCGTTCAATGTGACGTGTCCCGGAACTAGCACGCCGCCGCCAGCCGTAACGACCGGGTCGGGCACGGCGGGGGGCACGTTCGTTGGCGATGCGTACGGCGTCGAAAATGGAGCTCCAGGTGGCTCGGGCGGCAATGCGGCCGTAACTGCGGGCACGGTGGGCCAAGCCAGTCCGCACGCCGGCTATTGCGCGGAAAGCGGGCTCGGAGGCGCAGGCGGAAACTATCCGGGCGAACATGGCCACGGCGGCCTCGCAGGCTTAGGCTATGGTGCGGGCGGCGGCGGAATGGGAGGGGAGACGGGCGGCGGCGCTGGCGGCGGCGGCGGCGGCGGCGGCGGCTCGGGTTACGGCACGACGGCGTTAGCGACCAATGGCACAAGCGATGGATCGCGCGTTGGCGGTACGGGGGCTCCCGGAATCGTCATTATTACGACTTGGTGCGGCGTGGATCTGCGGACGTAGCGGACATAGGAGATTTATCATGAGCAATCTAGAATTCGATGGAACGAAATTTGTGCCCGATTACCCCGTTACGCCGGAGGTTACCGCGCCCGTGCCGGAGGGGCGCGTGCCCTGGGAAGTGCGACCGTGCGAGTATGTTGCGACATCCGCGGTTACGGACTTGGAATCGACCGCGCAAATCGACCTCGCGGGCAACTCGCTAGTAGCTGGCGACCGCGCGCTGTTTCCAGTCGCGGGCTCGGGCGCGTATGTCGGAATCTATAGATGGGATGGCGCGCGATGGATCGCAGTTCCGACAGATTTTGCCGAAGGTACCTCGATAACGATTTTGCGCAGCGCGGGCGGTGTCGAGTACCGCCGGACTGGGGCAGCGACGCTGGCGTTCGTAAATGTCGAATCTTTGGTACGCACAGCGGCGCTTGACATGGGCGGGTACGCGGTCACCAATTTTGCGAACGAGTCCGGTGCAATAGTTGACCTGCATTCTCCCGGCGGCGCAACGGTGCTGCTGTCCTCGACATTTGCGGCGGAAAAAGCACTTGGTTATCTAACCGCGTCGCACAAATATTTTGCAGTAATGAGCGCTCGGATTTTCCTGTGGAAAACTGCTAATCCAGATACCGTTGTCGGCTGGATAGATTTGCCGCCGATAGGCATGCGCATCAGCACCGACGCATCGAATGTTGCTACTGTCGCATTCAATCGTAGCGCTTCTGATATTGCATATTCGTGGGATTGTTACAATGGGCTAATGGGCGATGCGCTCCCGTTGGCGGCCGCGGGATTATTGCCGTTGTTGGCGGCGTCAACGGGGGGATTCACGATATCGCTTACCGAAGCCGCCGGGCTAGCTTGTACAGCCAAATGTGTGGGACGTTGGATCAATCGTCTGGAGTTGCTGGTCTAATGTCAACCCGAGATCTGCCCGCCGGGCTAATCGCGCCGTCGCCGCGCGTGTTTCGGATTTTTCAGGCGATTTGGGTAGCCAACGCCGGCGACAATAGCGTCAAGCGCATCGACGCGACGACGAAGGTAGTCACGGACACGGTGTCAGGATTCTCGAGTCCCTACGGCATTTCCTCCGACGGACGAGGCGGAATCTGGGTAACCAACAACGGCAATAGCGTCAAGCGCATCGACGCGACGACGAAGGTAGTCACGGACACGGTGCCCGGATTCTCGAGTCCTCAGGTCCTTTGCTCCGACGGACGAGGCGGAATCTGGGTAGCCAACTACAGCGGCGCTAACGTCAAGCGCATCGACGCGACGACGAAGGTAGTCACGGACACGGTGTCGGGAT